TAAAATCAGAACAATTATATAGTCCTCCTTTATTTGCGTTAGCGTGTTTAGATCAAGCCAATTTAATAGTTCCAGTACACAAACCAAAAGATTGGAAACAATATTTTTTAAAACCAATGATGAATAATCTACAAGAAGTAGACCCATTAGAGTCTTTAGATCCTATAAATCAAATTACCGGTTTACTACAAGACTGGACAACTAATAGACAATCGGCAAGAACAATGGACGATATCTTTAATAAGTTACCATACACAGATGAAAATAAAGAATTTACTTATTTTAGAATGGATGATTTTTTTGCATTTTGTAAAAAAAATAATTGGGAACAAGATAAAACTAAAACTGGAAATTTATTAAAAAGATTAGAAGGAATTTTTGTAGAAGAGATAAGAATACAAATTAAAAAACAATACCCTAGACTTATAAAAATTAAAACAATGAAAAAAATTGACACAACAGTATCGCAAGTAGAATTTAATAAGGAAGTTTATTAATGAAAACTATAATATTAGGACCACCAGGAACAGGTAAGACTACAACTTTATTAGATTTAGTAGATCAGTTTATTAAAAAAGGTGTTAGACCAAAACAAATAGGATATTTTTCTTTTACAAAAAAAGCTGCAAGAGAAGCTGCAACAAGAGCTGCTGAAAAATTTAATTTAGATATTGATTCTGATTTAGAAAATTTTAGAACATTGCATTCATTTGCTTTTAGTCGTTTAGGAATGACAAAAGAAAAAATGATGACAGGAGAAAACTACAGAGAATTTGGTAAACTAATAGGTATTCCAATTAAAACAGCTAAATATTCTGAAGATGATGGTACGTTTAATTCTGATAATGAATACTTAACCATAATGAATACTGCAAGAGTTAAGCGTATGGATCTATTAGAGTATTATGACTCTAGACAAAATATATTAGATATTGAAAGAGATACTCTTTATTTATTATCCGAAGAATTAAAAAGATATAAAAAAGAAAAAGGTCTAAAGGATTTTACAGATCTACTGGAAGACTTTATTAAGCAAGAAAACAAACCATCTTTTGAAGTTTTATTCATAGACGAAGCACAAGATTTATCTTTAATACAATGGGAAATGGTTAGGTCTCTATGGTCTAAAGCTAAAAAAACTTACATAGCAGGCGATGATGATCAAGCTATTTTTAAATGGGCAGGAGCTGATGTAGATCATTTTATTGCATTAAAAGAAGAGGTTGATGATGTTCAGACGTTAAAACAATCTTATAGAATTCCTGGAGGACCCATACATGAACTATCACAGCATATAATAAATAAAGTACAAAACAGATTTAGTAAAGATTATCAACCTAGATTAGAGCAAGGAATACTACGTCGTTATTCAGATATAACACAAGTTGATTTATCAGAAGGGAACTGGTTGGTATTATCTTCTGCAAATCATTTTTTAGATGATGTAAAAAATTTATGTGAGTTACAAGGTTGGTATTATCAACATAAAGGTAAAAACTCTGTACCATTAAAACTTTTAATGGCTTTAAATAATTGGGAAAATTGGCGTAAGGGTTGTTTGTTAGGATTTTTAGAAATTAAAAACATTTATGAATATCTTGGAGCAAATGTATTACCTGGATTTAGAACAGGTAAGGTATTGCATTCCGAAGATAAATATACATTAAAAGAATGTATGGAAAAATATGGACTTCTCACTGATAAAGTATGGTACGAATCGTTTGATGGTTTAGATACCATTACTGAAAATTATATTCGTAATATGCGTGCCAACGGTGAGCAGATAAATAAAAACCCTAGAATAATAATGTCAACAATACACGGAGCAAAAGGAGGAGAAGCTGATAAAGTTTTGCTTATGCAAGATTTAACAAGTGCTGCTTTGGAAACGTTTAGTAATGATCCCGATGAATTACATAGGTTATTTTATACTGGAGCGACGAGAGCGAAGCGTGAATTGCATATTGTAGATCCAAAAAACTTTGATCGAGCTTATATAATATGAATAAAAATAGAGTAGGAACTTTGTCAGAAAAAAGAGCTATATGTTATTTTATAGAAAAAGGATTAGATGTGTTTGATTCTTGTCAAGATACTGGAACAGTAGACATGATTACTTTTGATCCAATCACAGGAAAAACACAATGTTGGGAAGTTAAATCTGAAAATTTTAGATTAAGTGGACCAAAGAAAGGATGTCGAATTGCTAGAACAAGACGTAATAAAAAATTTACAAAAATTATAAATATGATTTATGTAGATAAAAATGGAAAAATAAGGGAAGGAAGAAAAAGAAAATGAAAAAATTATACAACAAAATATATAAAAAATTAATAGAAAAGGAAATTATAATGAATCAAACTAGTGCAAAAGAATTTTCTGCTTTATCTAAACAAATAGGAGGATCTCACTACAAAGATCTAACCTATCAACCAAGTGAATTTATAAATGGTAATAGGTTGCTTTTTGCGGAGGGGAATGCTATTAAATATATTTGTAGACATTCTAGAAAAGGTGGAAAAGAAGATTTGGAGAAAGCAAAACATTATATTGATATGATTATTGAGAGAGATTATTTAGATCAACCAAAACAATCTTGGATTGATGGTTACAAAAAATGGAAAAAATAAAATGCGTAATTTGCAAAATTAGAAATATGGCCTATGATTGTGCTTATGTGTGCAAAAAATGTTACAAAAGGAGAAAAAATGAAAAAACCAAAACCCGTAGCAAATAATTTTAGTGTAGATGTATCTGCATTAAACATAGTTAACACTAACAACTTTGTTAATTATTCATCAAATGAAAAAATATATAATTAAATGAGAAGTACTCAAATACCTTTATTTACACCTGAAACTGAATGGGTTATGCCAGAAGAATTAAAAGATCTTCGTGGGGCAAAAGAAATAGCAGTAGATTTAGAAACAAATGATCCTCAATTAAAAGAGTTAGGATCAGGTAATGTCATTGGAAAAGGGCATATTGCTGGCATTGCGGTGGCCGTAGAGGGCTGGTCTGGCTATTACCCTATACACCACGAGCAGGGCGGTAATATGGATAAAAAATTAGTATTGGGTTGGCTTCAAGAAATATTCAACCAGGAAGATACTACATTTATATTTCATAATGCGATGTACGACGTATGTTGGTTAAGATCTGCAGGCATTAAGATTAAAGGTAAAGTGGTTGATACTATGATAGCCGCATCTTTAATTGATGAGAATAGATTATCTTATCGTTTAGATATTTTATCTAAACATTATGTAGGTATTGGTAAAGACGAGACAATATTAATTGAAGCGGCAAAAGAATATGGATTAGATGCTAAAGCAGATATGTGGAGATTACCGGCAATGTTTGTTGGTCAATATGCGGAACGTGATGCGGAGTCAACATTAAAACTTTGGCAAAGATTAAAAATAGAATTATATAATCAAGAGTTAATGGATATATTTAATCTTGAAACAAGATTGTTTCCTTGTCTTGTTGATATGAGATTCAAAGGAGTAAGAGTAGATTTAGAAAAAGCAGAAAATATTAAACTAAATTTAATAAAAAGGGAAGAAAAAATAATACATAAAATTAAGCAATTAACTGGTGTAGATGTAGAAATAATGGCGGCTAGATCAATAGCAAAAGCTTTTGATAAATTAAATCTTCCATATGATAGAACTGAAAAAAGTAATGAACCAAGTTTTACAAAAAACTTTTTACAAAACCATCCACATGAATTACCAAAATCAATTGCAGAGGCAAGAGAGTTAAACAAAGCACATACAACTTTTATTGATTCAATTACTAAACATGCATTCAAAGGTAGAATACACGCAGACATAAATCAAATTAGATCAGATCAAGGAGGTACTGTTACTGGAAGATTCTCTATGAGTAATCCAAATTTACAACAAATTCCTGCAAGACATCCTGAATTGGGACCTATGATTAGATCAATATTTATTCCTGAAGAAAAATGTAAGTGGGGGTCATTTGACTATTCACAACAGGAACCAAGAATTTTAGTACATTATGCTAAATTACAAAATTTAGAAGGTGTAGATGAAATTGTAACTGCATACAAAAAAGGTGATGCAGACTTTCATCAAGTAGTTGCTGATATGGCAGGCATTGAACGTAAACAAGCTAAAACAATTAATTTAGGTTTAATGTATGGTATGGGTAAAAATAAATTAATGGCGGAGTTGGGATTAATGAAAGAGTCTGCTGAAAAATTAATTAGACAATATCATGCAAGAGCTCCATTTGTTAAATTATTAATGGATAATGTATCTCGTAAAGCAAATGATAGAGGAAAAATTAGAACTTTATTGGGCAGAGCGTGTCATTTTGATTTATGGCAACCTGTTCAGTTTGGGGTATTTAAACCATTACCATTGGAACAAGCCAGAAAAGAATATGATGAACCTTTAAAACGTGCATTTACTTACAAAGCATTAAATAAATTAATACAAGGAAGTGCTGCGGATATGACAAAAAAATCTATGGTTTCTTTATATGAAAATGGTATAATACCACATATACAAATTCATGATGAGGTTGATATCTCTGTTGAATCACCACAAAAGGCGGAAGAGATAATTAAAATAATGGAAGGAGCAGTAGAACTGCAAGTTCCAAATAAAGTTGATTATGAATCGGGAGATAATTGGGGAGATATTAAATAATAATGCATGAGTTACTTAAATGCGAACACACCACCCATATATTGTAAAATTAGGAAAGAGTATCTTTATGATTTGGATTCCAAATATAATGAAGAAAGTGAAGATTGTGTTATCTTCGGTATGGCAAGCATTCCAGGAAAACCAATCTTATTTCACATCTTACTTCCAAACGGTGCGTGCTATTGGAGATTGCCTATATCAGCGTTTTTCCAAAAAAGTTTTTCTAGATCCGAAGTGCCTAATATGCAAGCACACGAATTGGAATTGTGGAATTGTTTTAGTTATTATCCTGCTATTACTTGTTTTGATTATTTAGTAGGGGAAAAATGTAAGTATTTTGGTAGAGATAAAAAACTTTACAATGGAAAATATTTGTTTACAATTGACTGGTCTCATCCGGAAAGTAATATCCTGGATGTTGAACATTCCGAGATTCCTCAAGAGCACAAGTGTGCTCATATTCTGGAACTTGCTAACGGCAATTTTGCTGCTCAACCTAACAATCGTATTCTTTGGCATATTAGTAGTTTTACTACTGGAGGAAATATACCTGATTATACGGTGCAAACTACGGAATGGAATGTTGAAAATTCTGGATTCATAACTGATGATACAGATAAAATGTTCTATGATGTAAAAGATAAAAAATAATTCTTATAGCGCTTATGAGATAGGGTGGCAAGGGAGACTGAACCACCCGCAATAAATTATGATAGATAAAATATTAAATATAATAGAAACATACTCATCTAAATTAAATGTATGGGCTTGGCAATTAAGATGGGGCAACAGGGAGAACGGTTATGGATATAGACACAATAGAAGCAAAAAAAAATATAAATAAATGTAAGAAGTGTCGATGCAAATGTCATTGTAAACAAGATTTACATGCGGATGTATATGGAATTTGTCCGTGTGGTGATTGTAAATGTAGTAACCCAGTTAATGATGGAGAGGAATGTCTATCGTGTCAATAGAGGATTTTAATTATGAAAAA